TCATACCGGGTCGGCAAGCGCTTCCCGACGGACCTCGCGGCATCCATTGCCTCCTGCCATGTGTAGTAATGATGGCCGTCCTTCTCGTAACCGCCGATTGTCAGGTTGTCACGGTCCCACAGCAGGCCGCAAAGCTCGATTTCGTTTTTTATCATTGTTCATTCAGAATTAGTCAGTCACAAATCCAGCTTATTAAATCGGCTTCCGCAAGTCTCGCCGGACCGAACCGACGAATGGCGGATAGCTTTTGCGATGTTGCGATTTGCCCAACGGGGTTTCGACCGTGACTATCTCTGCCGACAGGTAATACAATCGACCGAATCTCAGATAGCGACGAATCTGATTGTTACTGGCTTTACGCATTTCAACGTATTTCCGGTAAGGCATGCCTTTAGGGCGCTTAGTGATTATTTCCATAATTCATATTTTGAGTTACAAATCCAATTTCGGATGATCGAAAGTCCCCATTTTCGACCCTTTGGCGGGCAGGGGCGATCCGTAATAGTATGTCTTGTATTTCGCCACCGTCCGGCCGCTGTCGTCCTTGCGGATATTCCAGTAGTATTCGATAGGCATACCCTGCTTGATTAAGCGGGATATGACCTTGCGGGAATCGCTCGTTTGCCCGAGGCGGTTCGCCTGTGCTGTCGTCATGCGAATGCCGGCCAGAAAGGCCGCCTTGATTCTTTCCTGTGGTCCGTATGGCTGTGAATGTGACATAAGCTCGATTTCTTAAAAACCCTCCGGGGCCGTCGCGGATGCGGAGGGGGTGAATCAACCTAAAACTAACCTAACAACCTACGACAGGTAGGGATCGTTCTTGAGCCTCGTCAGGTCGAAGTCGTTGGCGACCTCTCCGTCGGGCAAGTAGGTTTTCAAATCGGCCGAGACGATGAACAGTTTAGGGTCCTCGAAGCGGCTTTCGTAAATCATCACGGATATATTCAGATCGCTGTGAAATCTGTCCGTGTCGTATTCGATCTTATCGCAGAAGTCTCCCCGATGCTCACATGATTTGTCCTCGACCAGCATCGCTAACTGGTAGTAATCTTCGTTTGTCAGACGTATCATCTGTTCAGCCATTCCATGAAAGTACCTACCCAAAATTTGCCATTGGAGACTTTGAAAACCTCCAAACCACGACCACGATAACCCAAGTTGCGGATATACTCGTGTGCCGCTCTTTTACTCAAGTGAAAGCGTTTTATTTTCATTTCCTTAAATTGAATATGGGGTAGGATACCCGATCTGTTGGAATTTCCTGTCTATTTACTCGCTTGGTCTATTAATGTTTGCTCGCTGGCGGAGCCTTTCGGATACTGTTCTGCCAGCTTGAGCAGCGCTATACGCTCCTTGTTTTTCTGGGCCTCGCTTTGCGGACCGTCGTGTAATTGGATCTCGTCGTTCATGGCATTTTTGTCTTTATATTCTCGAATCGCGCTGTAGCCGAACACGGCCAACAAAAGCGCAGGAAACGTCAAAATCATAAGATCTTGGGACCTAACTTTTCAGCCTGTTTTAAAGCGAGAATTTCGAGTCGGCTGTAAATGATAGGAGAGGTAGATTTATTGCCTTTACGAACCGGATGCAGATTCCCCGCAGCAGTATGTCGATCAATCCAACCCTCCCCGGCAAATTCATAAGCCTGACGGCGCGTCATTTCGTCCGAAAGAGGCTTTTGCAATTTCACAGTCGCCGCAGCACCTAACTCTGCAACTTCCATAATGTGCTGTTTTAAAGTAAAGAGGTCCATAATTCAAAACTCCGCTATATACTCCGTTTCATTTCTCCGGCCTCGGCGTACCCGCCGGGCTATCGAATCGCAGTTCCCGATCTGGGAGCAGAACAGTATCAGCAGCATGATCGCTCCTGCCTTGCGCCTGATCGGCGACAGATCGAAACTGATCCCAAAGTGGGTGCAAAACCACCACGCAGGGAGCTCGCCCGGCGTTATGCCGATCTTCTCACATGCACTCCGAATCTGATTCGTAACCGTGTGTACCGATTTGCAAAGTCTGTCGGCGATGATCTTATAAGGACATCCCCACGCAACAAACTGAACGACCCGGTTCTCCTCGGCGGTGAGTTTCGCATCTACGTTCATGGCTGCTATTCATATCCCCAAGGGGAGGTAACGTCATATTTGGCAAATACTGCCTCGATTGCCGCCCGTTCGGCCGGAGTGTGGTCTACCTTACCATCACGGCGGTTATACCATTGATAGCGGCTCTTGATCCGCAATGCGGCCATGATCTCTTTTCGGATCATCACCTGAAATCTTGCTTGTGTGTCGCCAAGCCCCTTTCTGAAAGCGTTAATCATATCGTCTGCGTTTGAAAATCCTTTACTTTTTCCGCAAATAGTGTATATTTGCTATTTACAGTAAGTTTAATTCGGCATACATTTGCTGGTGTCGATTAAACACATTGCAAATATATAGTAAAACTAATCGAAAACAAAACATTTGATTAGTTTTTTAAAATAAAAATTATAACTCACTATGGATTCTCCTGTAAAACAAAGACTTAAAGCATTCATAAAACACGAAGGGCTATCCATAAGACAGTTCTGCTTGAAAATAGGAGTCTCTCCTGCTTTTGTAGCCAATATTGTCAAATCAATTCAACCCGACCGAGTGAATAGTATATCTAATCAGTTTCCTGATTTAAATATTGGCTGGCTTCTCACCGGAGAGGGTGAAATGCTGAAGGCTGACGAACATCAACAGTCGCCTTTATCGGGCAAACTTATTCCTTTTTACGATGCAGATGCCGCTGCCGGTAACGAATACGGTATGAGCATGGAACCGGCCAGACGGGCGGGGATGATTGAGATCGGCAGTGTATTACGGGATAGCGAATCGGCTATACGGGTATATGGGAATAGCATGGTTCCTAATTATCCGGCCGGCTGTGTGATCGGCCTGAAACTGCATACGGATAGCTTTATTGAACCCGGACGGGTATATGTGGTAGAAACCCGCGCTAACCGATACTTGAAGCGTCTATACTATAATCAGGATCGCACGTGTTTCCATTGTTTGAGTGACAATCAAATGAAATATGAGGACGGTCCCCGCAAGGGAGAATTATACTATCAGGATTTTGATATACCCATCAATGAGGTTATCCGTCTTCACCGGGTTGTCGGGGTTATTAAACGGAATATATTGTAAAGTCAATGGAAATGGTAAAATTCAGCGACGTTCGCGACAAGGTTGTGCAACTTCGGAACCAAGATGTACTACTGGATTTTTCCGTGGCGGAACTGTACGGAGAGGATATGCAAACGACCGACACGGAGACCGAAATTGAGTTGAATTTCGCCGTTTTGAAGTTGAAATATACTGTCAAACGCAAAAAATAGGATTACAATAGTAGCTATCAATATGACAGGAAAGGACCGAAGACTACTCCTCGGTCCTTTTCATAATTGACAACGCTTGTTCGAGAAACACTCGCATAGGTATCCTGTGCTTATTGGTATACTCTCTCAGTTCTTCCCGCAACCGCAAAGGCACACGCAAGGTTATCGTAGTTGACGGTTGCTTGGTATCTATGGGTTTGCGCCCGGCCCCTCGACGCGCTCCTCCGTGTCCATTCTTTTTCTCGGTCGATCCTAACATGATTACTGTCTGGTTATTCGTTGCAAGAGCACGACAGACTCGCGTGCCGAACGAAGTGCCTCGATAAACTTATCTGCAACGCTCTCGCCATTCATATCGACAAGTCGCGGATGCTGCGCCTGCGCCATACGCAGCACTTCGTCGAGTGCGGCAATCTGGTTATCATATGGCAGACCATCGCGCCGAACGGTTTCGGCCTCTCCGTGCATGTATGCCTTCAACGCCTTTTTCATTAGTGGCGGCAGACGGTTGATATGTGCGACCGGCTCATACAGCATTCGCACGATCTCCAGCACGACAACAGTGTCCCCTACAACAGCTGCCATATAACGGTTTTTGCCTTCAGGCGCATCCATACGGGCGGCTACCTCTGCGCGGCGCGATTTGGGGACAGTATATACCCGCGCGATAAAGCCGACCTCTTTGTCAGTACACACGACGAAGTCGTCGGTGAAGCGCGATGCTTCGGACCGACGGCTTCGGTCGATGATGAAAGCTGGATAATCTTTGGCCATAAATTAAATATCTGATTTGTTTAAAAGTAATTGATATTCAAACTCTTCTTTTGAAGGCAGCGAACCGATCTTGCGCATATTGTGTAATGTCCAAAATCGTTCTTCGTCTCGATCTACCGGCACTTTTCGTACAGCCTGAGGTTTTGAATAGCTATCATTGAACAGCCGAACTATTTCGTTTTTAAATGCCTCGATACCCTCTCGCAATCTGATCTTCTGAGCTTTTCTGACTTCTTTAGTACTCATAACGCGACAGATCGTCTGCCCGTCGGTCAAGTGAATGAACACTCGTCCGCTTTCTTGATTTTCGTTAATAGCACGAATGTCTGATGCTTTCATATTTTTTTCGGTTATATTTTCAGTTTCGGTATTTTCTTTTTTGTCGTTTTCAATATCACATTCGGCTTTTGCGACTTCTGTCGACTCTACCTCAGCATCGAGTGCCTCCATACGGGCGGCGCAAGCCTCAGCCTGATCGTCGGTCAGCTTTTTGATCGCGAAAGCAACGCACCATGCTTGCTTTACGGAAATCGCGCGATTGTCACAACTGGCTTTCTTGCAAATGTCAACCACGAAACCTTCTCCGATTTCGGTGATGATATTGAAAATGAAGTATGCGTCATCAGAATATTCGACGCTGTTACTGCTCAAATAATGGTAATTGGATACCTTTTCAAAGATGTCGCGCACATTCATTGCGCGGAGTTCGTTGATAGTGTCGATGTACTTTTTCATATCGTCCGCTTTGAGCCCGTCGGCTTTGGTTTGAGGTTTAACTTCAATGCAAAGGTAAGAATATATTTTGAATATGCAAAACATTTTTCAAAAAAAATCACTTCAAACCATAATTTCAATTTTTAACACAAATAATCGCGCCGAAAATTGTTACCGTGCCTGAAAATTTGCTAATTTCGTATACAAACTCACCCAACAAACCTAAAATTCAGACAATGAAGAATATTTTACTTTGCCTAATGGCACTATGTTTCGTTGCAAACGCCAGCGCGCAAATAGAAGTCCAAAAATCATTTAAAAACTCCTTAATTATTATAGGAAATTTGTCATCAGGAGCAGTCTTTAACGCTTTGTCCGATCAAGGTAAAAGGCTCGCTGAACATAAGTTGTATTGTCGAGTTTTTAAAGACAAAACAACCTACGGAATCTTAGTAGATACAGAAAACCGTTTTGACGATGATCTTGAGTTCGCTCTTGGCTCTGACATCGAAAAGGCCTGCAAAAGCATCAACGACATTTTGTCTATTATGAATGATAGCGACCTGAATACGAGCTACACTATTAAAGATGAGGACGACCGGATCATTCAGTTAAATCTGAAAACTCGCAAGGGTATACATCTTAAAGCGATAGATGCGAAAGGTGATGTCATTGTTGACGATGTATTTCTCACGAAAAGTAATTTAGAAAGGGCTTTGATGTTGCTGGAAAAGAAAGCCGAGTCTGTTGTTAATAAAGAACTTGCGAGGCAGAAAGAATAAGAAGTCATTTTCGAGAATACAATAAAGCCGCGAGAGTGCGGCTTTATTTTTCCCCCATCGCTCTCCAGTCGAACAGGCCCAGCACCTTTTCATTGGCCGACCAAATGACCGACCAATCACGGTCGATATAGATGTCTGTCACACGCATATCTCGATCGACATGATTCAATGCCTCGTGCACCGTCGCTTTTTCAATACCGACGGCAGCCGAACGGGCGAACGTCGCCCACGAGTGGCGCGCGGCGTAAAAGGTTAGGTTTTCAATTCCGAGCCTTTCCGCAATCGAAGCCAGCCCCCGGCTAAGCGCCCGGTTGAAATTATGGTGATCGGCATAATGTCTATGGAAACAAAATTGCCGCATTCCGGATTGATCGCGGTATTTTTCCACCAATCCACGAATAACGTCAGGAATCCGGACGTGCATTTCGGCCCGGTCAACTCGGCGACTGGCTGTTTTGCGACGGTAATATATCAATTCGTCGCCCTTTGTCGGAAGACAGTCGAACAAATCGACGGCGTTCATCCCGATTAAACAGAACGACAAAATAAAGCAATCGCGAGCCAATTCGATCCGATTAAAATTACCGGTTATATTATCCTTCTCTGCAACGGGTAGGTCAATAATCGCCTGCATTGCTTCAATCGACAATGCGCGCTTACGGGGTAGGGGTTCAGGCTTGACCTTATACTTCTTAAAAGGAGACCAAGGTATGCGTATCACTCCCGCATCCTCATCGTTAAATTCGTCTTTCGCACGATTATAGGCCGCGCGCAATCGTTCCATGTACAGAGAAACGGCCCGGCCTCCCTTTCCCTGATTACGTTTCTTGCCGCGTTGCGACGGCTCGTCTTCCAAAAAAGCCTCGAACTGTTTCAAAAATCGAGAATTTATTTCGGATATATCGAGCGATCCCCGGCCAATAAACCGCTTCAATGCCCGGATAGCAGTAATGTATAGCCCCCCTGTACCCGGACTCATTGTCGAGGCTATTTTGGTTGTGTAGTCTATAAAATCGAGTCGCCAACCTCCGCCGTCCTGCAGTTTCAATTTAATGTGAGAAACAAGATCGTCGGTAGACATTGAATCAAGCGCTATCCCTAAATTATTACATATCTTTCGACAATTCCGAATCAACTCGTCCGCCTGATCGATTACGTCCTGATCCTTTATTTTCAAACCACGTGTAACTCCAGAGGAATGTACGAAAATGTTCGTGGCAAGTCGTCGAACTACCCGATTGTGAGTGATCCGAATTTTTACTTGATAAGTACCGTCTTTACGCTTATCCTGCACAACTGCTTTGAATGTAGCCATCCCTCAAATATTCCGTCAACTATCCGTCAACAATTACCCTCAAATATACTCAAATAATGAGGAAAAATGAGGAAGGGGAGGGAAGAAATACTGAGAAAACAAATTCACACGGAAAAGCAAAATGCCCGTAGATCAATGTCTACGGGCATTTTGAACGGGAGAGCGGAAAACGGGACTCGGACCCGCGACCCTCAGCTTGGGAAGTTTATAGTAGAAACAATGAAAATTACTATACAACAGCAATATACAATTTCAATGTTTCAAAAATTCGTCAACTATACGTCAACAACTGTAAAAAACTATTGCGTTTACGATGTAAATTTAACTAAAATCCGTAAAATTTATATTTACCAAGATATCAAATCGTATTGCACACCCAACCCGATGTACGGTTTCATACCCTGCGGCGTGAGGGCATACCCGGCGCTCACGCCGATTCCCCAGCGCTTGGGCTTGCCGGGAACCTCGACCCGCTGGACGACCGTATTCGTCACGGTCTGCGTTTTTCGGAAAATGTCGAGTGTATCGAGCGACGCGCGGAACCCGGACACGACGGCTCGGTAATCCTCGCCTTCGTATACTTTCCGGGAAATCGGGACCAACACAGGAACCTTGACCGCATCGCCCGGGACCTTCAGCAGCACCGTATCGACACGGGTCAAGTATCGGACTTCGGGAACGAGAACCGTTTCCCGGACCGTGTCGCGCATCCACATCGTATCCGTCCGGTGAATCTCGACGATTTCCGGCTTCACGCTTCGGCGGCCCAGTAGATAGGAGCCGGCCAATGCCAGCACCGCGAGTAAAACGAGTACGGCGGTTTTCATTTCAGATACAGGACTTGTCGTCGGTTATTGCCCGGTGAGTACGACACATGCACCCATCGATAGCCGCTTTCGTCGATCAGTTGATCGAAGTCGAAACCGCCGTCAGCGATCATATCGAACAGCCGACGGTTATTTTCCGGGCTGCCAACTGTAATGTCGGCAGCCTCGCCGCGCATGTGTTGGCTT